TCGGCAATCTCTTCGCGAAGACAAAGCCGCCTGCGGTGGCTGTGCCGTTGCACGTCCGAGCCCGGTTTGACGCTGCCGAGTCGGTGGATGACCGACGCCACTGGGCAAACGCTGATGCGTTCGCCGCCGATACCGCCCTGTCGCCGGAAAAGCGGCGAGTGATGCGCAATCGTGCTCGCTATGAGCGTGCCAATAACTCGTACCTAGCGGGCATGTCTGCCACGCTCGCCAACGATCTGGTCGGCACCGGGCCGCGGCTGCAGTTGATGGACGATTCCGAGGCGGCTCGTGCCGTTGAGAAAGCGTTTTTCAACTGGTCGTGGCAGGTCGACATGGCGGCGAAGCTGCGAACGATGCGGGAATCGCTCGTCACTGACGGCGAAGCGTTCGCCATGATGATCACCAACCCACGCCTCCCTGGCGTGCAGCTTGACCTACGGCTGGTGGAAGCCGAGATGGTCAGCGAGCCGGTCAATCCGGTGTCGCCGAGTGTGTCGCCTGACGGGTCTACGGTCGACGGGCTTGAGTTTGACGCCGTTGGCAACGTCGTGGCGTATCGGGTGCTGAATTACCACCCAGGTGCCAACTTCCGCATCAACGCTTTGGAATACCAGCGTGTTCCGGCGGCGCAGATGGTGCACTGGTTCCGCCCCATTCGTCCTGGCCAGCATCGCGGGCTTCCCGAGGTGGTGCCGGCGTTGCGTCTGTTCGCCCAGCTGCGGCGATACACCGAGGCGGTATGTGCCGCCGCAGAGACGGCCGCCGACTTCGCTGGGTTTCTGCGGACCAACTCGCCCGCCGCCGAGGTGGACGAGGTTGAAGCATTCGCCGAGATGCCGATTGAGAAGCGGACGATGGTCACGCTTCCAGACGGTTGGACGTTCGAGCAGTTGAAAGCCGAGCAGCCAACGAGCACGTACGCGATGTTCAAGCGCGAGCTCATCAACGAGATCGCACGCTGCCTGCAGCTGCCGTTCAACGTCGCTGCCTTGGACTCGTCGTCCTACAACTACGCCAGCGGTCGCATGGATCATCAGGTCTACGCGACGACGCAGAAGATCATGCGCGATGACATTGAGCGCGTCATGCTAGACCGCGTGCTGTCAGCATGGGTCAACGAAGCCGCGCTCGCAGGCGTGCTTCCCGAAGGTATGCCGCCGTTCTCCGAGTGGGAATGGTCGTGGCAGTGGGACGGCAAGGAGCACGTTGATCCCGCCAAGGAAGCCAACGCTGCCGAAACCAGGCTGCGGACGCACACGACGACGCTTGCAAGTGAATACGCCAAGCAAGGCAAGCAGTGGGACGTCGAGTTAAGGCAGCGTGCCACCGAGGTGGCGCTGATGAAGGAACTCAACCTCTTTGTCGACTTTACGCCGGAAACGAACTACGGCGGAACGCTTGACGAGAACGGCGAACCAATGGGGGCGCGATGAACGCAATCAAGCTGGATTCTGGCGTCACGTTTTTGCAGGCCGCCGAAGGCGATTCGGCACCGGCTGGCAAGAAGTTTCGCATCGTCGCTTACACCGGCGCACAGATTCGCCAAGGCTGGAGCCGCGAGCCGGTTGTCATCGACATGGCCGGGATGCAGCTGCCGGCGACCGTGCCGGTAGTGGTCGGTCACGACTATGCACTTGGCTCTATCGTTGGGCAGGGTCGCCCGTTCATTGAGGCCGGGCAGATCATCGTTGAGGGCGAGATCCTCGCTGACAACGAGAACGCTCGGCAGGTCGCTGCCCTCGGTGCCGCTGGCTATCAGTTCCAGGCGAGCGTTGGTGCCGACGTCCGCAGGCACCAGAAGATCGACGCTGAAGGCGTCACCACCGTCAACGGCACTGCCCACATTGGGCCAGTGCGAATCGTCAAAGCCTCATCGCTGCGTGAGGTTTCGTTCGTCACCTTGGGCGCTGATGCAGCTACCAGCGTCGCCATTGCCGCCGAAGAGGCGGCAGAGGAGTCAGTCATGGCGGACCACGCCAGCGAGAAGCCCGCCGACGTCATTGAGACGCCGGTGGAAGTCACGGCGAGCGTCGCCGTGGAGACCAAGCCCGAGGTCGATCACGCTTCTGTGATCGCTGCCCTTACCGAGAAAGTCACCAACATGGAAAAGCTGATCGCGACCCGCGACGAGCGGCCCGCCGCCCCGTCGGTGCATGTCGTGGCGAACGTCGCCCCGACTGCCGAAGTGATCGAGGCGAGCTTTGCCCTCCAGGGCGGGCTGCCGAATGTCGAGAAGCAGTACGACGCCAAGACGCTGGAAGCCGCCGCCAAGATTCAGCGGACCAGCAGCCTCGGCGAAGTCCTGCTCTCGGCTGCCGCGGAAGGTGGCTACACCGGCCCTCGCAAGATTTCCGCTGCGACCCTGCGTCCGATCCTCGCTGCGGCGTGGGCGACGCACAGCATCAGCGGCATCCTGTCCAGCACCGTGAACAAGTTCCTTCTCGCCGGCTTCAACGGCGTTGAGGGCTCGTGGCGGTCGATCTCGTCTGTTCGCAGCGTGAACGATTTCCGCAGTGTCACGAGCTATCGTCTCAACGGTGGCATGAAGTTTGAGAAGGTCGCCAACGGCGGCGAACTCAAGAACGCTGCCGTCAGCGACGAGTCGCGGACCATCTCGGCGGACACCTACGGCATCATGACGAGCGTCACTCGCACTGACCTCATCAACGATGACCTCGGTGCTCTGACTGCGGTGCCGCAGCGGATTGGTCGTGGTGGCGCTCTGAAGCTGAACGACGTTTTCTGGACTTCGTTCCAAGACGATTCGTCCTTCTTCACGACTGCCCGTGGTAATAAGAAGACCACGGCGGGTGCGCTGTCGCTGTCCAACCTCAAGGCGATTGCCACGCTGTTCCGAAAGCTCAAGGATGCGGACGGCAACCCGGTTGCGGTTGATCCCCGCATCCTGCTTGTCCCGGCGGACATTGAGCTTGCCGCTGCGGAGATCATGGGATCGTCGCTTCTGGTTGGCGGCTCGTCCGCTGGCCCGGATCGCAACGTGCTTGCCGGTCGGTATCAGGTCGTCTCGACCAGCTACCTGTCCAGCGCCGAGGACTACTACCTGCTTGCTTCGCCGGCCGACCTGCCGGTGATGGAAGTGGCGTTCCTCAACGGCGTGCAGAGCCCGGTGGTGGAGACGGCGGAGGCCGACTTCAACACGCTCGGCGTGCAGATGCGTGGCTACTTTGACTTTGGCGTGTCGAAGGCCGAGTACCTCGCCGGCGTCAAGGCCGACGTTTCGTGATCTGACAAACAGTATCTGACAAACTGTGCCCGCCGGGCGGGAGCCCAAGCCTGCCCGGCGGCATGATTCAACCCAACCCATTTCCAGAGAAAGTAGGTGATCTAATGGCTTCTTCTGTTCAGGGCGACTGCCTCATTGACTACACGCCGTCTGCTGCTGTTGCGGCTGGCGACGTGGTCGTGCTCGCGGACCTCGTGTGCGTTGCGAACCGTCCGATTGCGGCGAATGCCCTTGGTGCTGTCAGCATTGAAGGCGTTCACTCGCTTCCGAAGGCGGCTGCGTCCAGCGGCAAGGCGATCAGCCAGGGCGCTATCGTCTACTGGGACGCAACGGCTGGCAACATCACGACAACTGCCACGGACAACAAGCGTGCTGGCAAGGCGGCAGCTGCGGCTGCGTCGGCTGACACGACCGTGCAGGTGTTGCTGAACCAGGGCTGAACCAGGGCTGAACCGTCCCACTGCAAGCCGCCGGCCCGCGCGTCCATCCTTTCCGCCGGGCCGGCGGTCTTGTAGATAGAGGTGCCAATGTCCGATCTACTCGCCAGCGGTGCGTCTTGGCTCGCCGGCCAGTTGTCGGCGAGTGCGTCGCGGTCTGTTCGCTACGCTCGAGGTGTGGACTACGGCACGGTCAGTGCCACAATTGGTACAAGCCGCTTTGAGTCTCAAGGCACAAGCGGCGTCGTTGAAATGTGGGAGTCTCGGGATTTTGTGATCAAGGCTGGCGCATTGCCTTTCGGCGAGCCGCTGCGGCATGACAAGATCATTGAGACGCTCAACGGAGCAGACGTCACGTATGAGGTGACAAGCCCTCGTGGTGTGCCGGTGTTTCACTACGGCGACCCGTTCCGGCAGACGGTGCGAGTTCACACGATTGCTACGGCAGAGTCCGCTGGTGTCGCCCCGACTCTCAGGCGTCGATTCTGGGGCTCGTTCGCAGCCACGACCATCACTGACCAGCAGATCGTGGCAAGTCTCTCCGGTGACCTCGGGGGCTCTCGGGCACAGTCCCGCACGATCACGGCTGCCACTGCGTACATCTACGTCGTTCTTCCGACGTCCTTTGGCGCGCCGACGTTTTCCGTGTCTGGCCTCACGTCGTCCGCCTGGGAGACAACG